GCCATTAGTAAAATGGACAGCCGGCGATTATATAACAATCAAACGCCAAGATTGGCATCTTGGCGGTAATATGGGTTTACAACCTTTTTATAGTGTGCAAGTTACTGTACTAACCATTGACAAATCTTTAGAATAGTTTAAAATATAATATTCAACAAGGAGATTATTATGAGTTCAAGAATGTTCTCTGCAGAACAAAAAGCCAAACTTACCCAAATTATCAACGAAGGCATGACCATTATGCAAGAAGTTGAGGATCTAAATGCTGGACTTAGCGATACTATCAAAGCAGTAGCTGAAGAAATGGAAATCAAACCTGCCATCCTAAAAAAAGCAATTAGAACTGCATTCAAATCAAAACTTGGTGAAGAAAACGCCGACAATGAAGAATTAAACACTATTCTTCAAACAGTAGGCAAAACTCTTTGATTGAAGTAAAATTTGGCCCAGCCAAAGATCAATTTGGGTACCAAAGTTTTCGTAGTTTTGTAGATCATGTTGATTGCTATCAACATGTGCAGCACATTCAATATGGTACAGATATTGTAAAGTTTAATTTTGCAGATCAGGGAATACCTATCTATGACATATTTGAATTTTACAATAAAAAAAACATTGATTTCAAAGAAACCAATGTAATTGTGGTAGAAACTTTGAGACAATTTTTATCTATATTAGATAAATTGGATCAAACAAAAAAGTATATCGTGTTCAGCGAATCATATTGGGATGTTAAAAAATATGCTATAGATTTAGATTATGAGCTGATTTACATGCCATGGGATGTTGTGGATTGCCAAAATAGATTAGCAAATAGGTCTAATCTGTATTTTCATCTTATTGATTTAGATTTTTTTAACAAATATCAACCACAATTTGATTTTTTATGTTTAGTAGGAAGATCTAAGCCATGGCGGGACAGTTTCATTAACAAGCTACAAGATAATATAAATCTTGGTAACAGTTTATCTTCGTATTATGGAAAATGTCTAGGCAACACTGAGCTGTTAAATATTGATATTCCTTACGAAAGATCTAAATCAAAGTTTGAATTTGAAGACAAGTTTTATAAACCAATATATCTTCCAAACACAAATTTTAAATATAATCTAAGTTATTTTACAAAAAACGAGTTATTTTATTCTACAAAATTTAGTGTTGTGGTAGAAACCGAAGCAGAATTAGAAGAATATCATGTAACTGAAAAAACAATCAAATGCATCATGCTTGGACATCCATTTGTGGTTATGGGCACTCCAAAGTACTTAGAATTTTTGCACAACTTAGGATTAACAACTTATAACACAATATTTGATGAAAGTTATGATTCAATAACAAATCTTGAAGACAGAATGACCAGTGTAATAGAGTTGATCAAACATTTACAAACTCAAACTTTTGATATAGATAAGTTAAAAGATATTCAAAATAAGAATTTAAATACGTTGAGTAAATTACGTAATAGTGACACATATGAAAAATTTTTAGGATTATTTAATGCTTGAAATATTCCGTCCCACAATAGATTGGATCCAGGATGATTGGCGTAGCAATCGCTTTCGTTTTGTTATTGAGCTAGTGGCTTGGGGCATTAGTATTGGGTGTGCTCTTGTTATGTCACTCACCGTTCCGCATCCCCCTCTATTGGCGCTGTACCCAATTTGGATTCTTGGATGCGCTATGTACACTTGGGCTGCTTGGACTAGGAAAAGCTTTGGTATGCTGGCTAACTATCTATTGTTGACCACTATTGACGCAATTGGATTAGTGAGATTATTAGCTTAATGTTGTTAATTTTTTTATCAATTGTGACACAATGGCTACTGTTAGGAGCAGGTATATACCTAGTGATGATTTTGTGTCTACAATTTGCTAATCTTTGCGAATATGTTGTTGACTTCTTTGTTACAAAAAAATAAAATATATCCATGAGCTATGTTGACGCATTATATGACCGTAACCAGGATCGTATCCACATTGTGGAGCGTGTGGCCGGTGAACGAATCTACAAAGAATATCCAGCAAACTACATATTCTACTACGACGACCCGCGTGGTAAATTTCGTACTGTTTACGGTACTCCAGTTAGTAGGTTTTCATCCAGGTCGAATAAGGAATTTCAGAAAGAGCTTCGTATTAACAGCAACAAGCGTCTTTGGGAATCAGATATTAATCCAGTATTCCGTTGTCTTGAAGAACACTATCTGGGGGCTACATCTCCCAAGCTACATACTGCGTTTTTCGACATTGAGGTTGATTTTGACCCGGTCCGAGGTTTCAGTAAGCCCGAAGATCCGTTTAATCCAATTACGGCGATTAGTGTATACCTAGATTGGATGGATCGAATAGTCACACTTGTTGTTCCTCCAAAAAGTTATTCGTGGGAAACTGCCCAAGAAATTTGTAATCAGTACGATAACTGTTTCTTGTTTGAACGCGAAGAAGACCTATTAAAAACTTTCCTTGACATCATTGATGATGCGGATATCCTAAGCGGTTGGAACTCAGAGGGCTTTGATATTCCGTACATGGTTATGCGTATCACTCGAGTACTTAACAAAGATGATACACGCAGATTTTGTCTATGGGGCCAACTGCCTAAACAAAGAACATTTGAACGCTTTGGTGCAGAAAACTTGACCTTTGATTTGATTGGTCGTGTGCATATGGACTATATGCAATTGTATCGCAAATACACATATGAAGAACGCCATAGCTACAGCTTGGATGCCATTGGCGAATATGAACTGGATGAGCGCAAGACACAATACGAAGGCACACTAGATCAATTATACAACAAAGACTTTCCCAAGTTCATTGATTACAACAGGCAAGATACCATGCTTGTGGCCAAGCTAGATAAGAAATTGCGTTTCTTGGATCTAGCCAATGAACTGGCACATGATAACACAGTATTGCTTCCTACCACAATGGGAGCAGTAGCAGTCACAGAGCAGGCAATTATCAATGAAGCACATCAACGAGGTATGGTTGTACCTAACAGGAAAGGAAGAGATGATCAAGGAGACACACAAGCGGCAGGTGCCTATGTTGCTTTCCCCAAGAAAGGCATGCACGACTGGATCGGCGCCATTGACATCAACAGTCTGTACCCGTCAGCGATCCGCGCTCTTAACATGGCACAAGAGTCGATTGTTGGACAGCTCCGGCCGATAATGACTGATAGATATATTCAAGACAAAATGGCCGCAGGTTCAAGTTTTGCAGATGCCTGGGAAAACATGTTTGGTACTCTTGAATACACCGCAGTTATGTCGGGAGAAATTGGTACAGAGATTACAGTTGATTGGGAAGCAGGCGGTTCAGATGTTATGAGTGCCGCTGATATTTGGCGCATGATCTTCGACAGTAACCAACCATGGATGTTGAGTGCCAATGGAACAATTTTCAGTTATGAACAAAAAGCTATTGTACCAGGACTGCTAGAAAGATGGTATGCGGAACGTAAAGAACTCCAGGCAAAGAAAAAAGAAGCGACAACTGATGAAGATCGTGCATTCTGGGATAAGCGCCAGTTGGTCAAAAAAATTAACCTTAACAGTTTATACGGGGCGATCCTTAATCCGGGTTGTAGATTTTTCGATAAAAGGATTGGTCAAAGCACTACGCTCACTGGACGGATCATTGCTAGGCACATGGATGCCTATATCAATGAGGTCATCACGGGCAAGTACGATCATGTGGGTGAAGCTATCATCTATGGAGACACTGATAGTTGTTACTTTACAGCTTGGCCTGCAGTTAAAGACGAAGTTGCGGCCGGTAGAATGGAATGGAATCGAGACATTTGTGTACAACTGTATGACTCAATTGCCGATCAAGTCAATGCAAGCTTCTCAGGATTTATGGAACGAGCGTGTCATGTGCCCAGAAGCATGGGCGATCTTATCCGGGGCGGACGCGAACTTGTTGCTAGTAAAGGCCTGTTCATAAAGAAAAAACGTTATGCAGTACTAATATATGATTTAGAAAACAATAGATTAGACACACACGGCAAACCAGGTAAAGTAAAAGCCATGGGTCTTGACCTCAAGCGTTCAGATACTCCCAAGGTTGTGCAAGACTTTTTGAGTGAATTGTTGACCGATGTTCTTACAGGTGCAGCACCAGAACATGTGTATGATAAAGTTAGAGAGTTTAAACTTGCGTTTCAAGACAGACCTGCCTGGGAAAAAGGTACTCCTAAACGTGTAAACAATCTTACCAAGTATACCAAGGAAGAAGAGCGTCTTGGAAAGGCCAACATGCCCGGTCATGTTCGAGCAGCAATGAATTGGAATAATTTACGTAGAATGCACAGCGATAATTATTCAATGGCCATTGTTGATGGCATGAAAACTATTGTATGTAAGTTAAAGGATAATCCATTAGGTTACACCAGCGTAGGTTACCCAACTGATGAAACACATCTACCCAATTGGTTCAAAGAACTTCCGTTTGATGATTCAGAAATGGAAGGCACTATTGTAGATCAAAAAGTAGAAAATCTATTAGGAGTTCTAGAATGGGACATACCTTCTCATACTGATATTAAAACAACATTTGATAGCTTATTTACGTTTGAATAAATAAACTAGGTATATAATGGTCATCAATGAATCTTTATCAACTTGTTACGTTACGAAATCAATTACAACTAGCTTACAACACATCGTTGATCAAGCAAGAAATTGCGAGTAATCATACACGTCTTACTGAGTTAATCAAAGATACTGACGAAAATTTAAGCACTAAAATTTTAGATATTACAGAACAAAATACGAATTTATATACATATTTAGATGAAATAACTTCTCAAGTTTCAAGTTTATTAGTAGAAATTCAAAGTCAAATTGATGAGCTGGCAACAAAACTATTTACAAACAACTATGAGTTAGAACTCACATGTAATGCGATAGAAAGAGTTAGAGGCGTAAGAAAAATCGCTCCAGATGAACAATTTGAATTAGCTTTGACACAAAGAATAAATTTATATAGCAACTGGCAGTATCCAGCATTGGAGATCGGGTGTCAGGATGGCGAATGGACAAAGTATTTGGTTGCCAGCGATCCATTGTATATTGCAGATTCATTTGAAGAGTTTTTAGTTTCGGCCGTTCAACAATTTCCTGAACTTTACCAAGGTAGAATAAGAAAGTATAAAATTGTAGAAAACTGTAAAATAAAAAATTTACCAGACAATCAATTTGGTTTAATTTTTAGTTACAATTATTTCAATTATCTTAGTTTAGATAGTATAAAACAATATTTAAATCAAGCTATGGTATGGTTGAGACCGGGTGGAAAAATCGTTTTCACCTATAATAACGCCGACCTTCCTTCTGCCGCAGCCTATGCTGAAAGTTTCTTTATGACTTATGTGCCTAAAAGTATTTTACTACCTATGGCAGAAAGTATAGGGTTTGAGACTGTTTATACCTATGATCATGAACCAGCATTTTCAATTGTTGAATTTCAAAAACCAGGTAACTTAAAATCCATAAAATTGAGCCAAACTATGGGCGAAATGAAAATAAAAAACTAGTCTATATTATTGACAAATTCACAGCAGTTTACTACACTATTAACATTTACGGAGACTCCACATGAAAGATTATTTACAAGATATTGTTCAGCACACACACAGTTTAGGCATCATTGATTTGGTCAAAATCGTAGGAAACGAAAACGTTACTGCGATCGAAGCGGTGGGAGAGGAACGCACAGTTATTGTTAACGCACAGTTTCATAATCCAGTTCCAGAATTCATTGGCACGTTTGGTATGCCTAACTTGGGAAAGTTGAACACTATTCTTGGTATTCCTGAATACAAAGAGGATGCTAGATTAACTATTACTAAAAAAGAAGATGCACCCACAGGTATTCACTTTGAAAACTCTACTGGAGATTTTAAAAACGATTATCGTTTTATGAGTGCAGAGATTGTAAACGATCAACTCAAAACAGTAAAGTTTAAAGGTGTACGGTGGGGAGTGGAGATTGAGCCCAGTGTTGCTGCCATTCAACGTCTAAAGTTTCAAGCACAGGCCAACAGTGGCGAAACAACATTTATTGCCAAGACAGAGAATAACAACTTGATGTTTTACTTTGGAGATCATAGCAGTCATGCAGGTAACTTTGTGTTTGCGCACGACGTAGCCGGCTCGT